TCATTAAAATTATTGGTTTAGCGACAAAAAGCTCCAATTCCGCATGTATCAACGGGTTGGAGCTTTTGCATTTTTCTCTACGGGAACTTTTTGGGAACTTTTACTTGAATTTTGATTTTTTGCTAAAGATATCAATTTGATGCTCAAAATTCGTTCTTGCCTTACCGGTTATATGGTAGTAAATCTCTTCTGTGATTTTTGAGTCTGAGTGACCAACACGTTTCTTAATCATCTCTAGGGGAATGCCTTGTTCAGCCAGTTTCGAAACATGGGTATGCCGAAAGATATGAGATGTTAGTTTATCTGGATTGATTTCAGCATCGGCAGCAATTCGCTTTAAGTACCGATTAATAGAACCTGTTTCAATGGCATTTTTTGTTGTTTTTTTAACAAATAAAAATTTATGGCCTAAATCATGTCTTTTGTAAATTTCAACTGCTTCTGGTGGGAGATAGACTTGTCGATTACTACTTTCGGATTTAGCACCTGGTTTCTTTTTAAATTCTCCACGCTTGTTACCGCTCTTGTGTCTCTTCATAAGAGTACCGTTTATATTAGCATAATACCTACCATTATTTTTTACAATGTCTTTAACTCGTAAGGAGCCACCTTCGCCAACACGTAAACCCATATAGTATAAGAATTGAATGAAATCCACATAATCGTTTCGGCCACGTTTTTTGAACTCAATTAACAACCTATGGTATTCGTCATCGGTTAAATATTTATCTTCAATGTTTAAATCAGTTTGAGGAGTTTCGAGCTTACGCAATCTAAAGTTTTGAAGTGGGTTAAAGTTAAGGTAACCATATCCAAGGCCAAAGTCGAACATATTCCATAGTGCAGCTCTTCGGACATTTGTATATGACCAGCTCTTAGTTTCTAACATTTTGTCAAAGTATCGTTTGAAGTAGGGAGTAGTCAAGTTTTCAATAATAATTGAAGGATCAACATCTTTAAGAAAGATCTTAATATGAGATTTATAAATATAGTGACTTTGATATTTGCTGTCTTTATTGATTTTATCTTGCTTATCTAGGTATTCAAAATAGTACTCTTTAAGCTGTTTCAAAGTAATTGAGCTAATCTTACCAGTTGCCATTTTTCTAGCAATCTTTTCTTTTAAGATTGCGCGAGCTTGTTGCCAAGCTTGCGATGTCTTTTTAGTTAAGGTTACAGTAACAGCTTTAAGTACTATTTTATCCGGTGTTGAAAGCAAGGGATCAGGATATTTTTGCCGATACTGATATTTACTTTTTCCAACTTTAGACATAGTAACAGCGTATTCTTTTTGATATTCCATTTTTAATTACCTCTATTTTTTGATAAAATAGGGGTTGCAAAAGGCGCAAGGCTTTTAGCAAGTCTTATATCTTTTTGCAACCAATTTTTGTTAGAACACTCAAAGTAACTTTGGTCGGTGGCTTTGAGTGTTTTTTTTTTATTTGCACAGCTTTTATAGTCGTCAGTGGTTGGACTAAATAAAAAGCTCTTTATCAGCTAAGCATGATAAAGAGCTAAAGGGACTAAATCCCACGTATTTGTATAAATAAGGAGCCGAACTCCCAGTAACTCAATTATCACACAATTTTAGCTCTTTATCAACAGTTAAGATATATACAACTCCATAATTTTGTCACTTATTGCTTTCATTTGATCGCTAGATAATTGGATATTACCAGACGGATCAAAATCATTTATTTGCCGAATCCTTAATTTACTAATAGTTGTTATGTCTTCAATTCTTGCAAATGTATTTTTATTATACTTTTTATAAACAGTGACAACTTTTTGAAGCTTTTTTTGATCAATGTAACATTGTTTTGCTTCTAGAGATACAGCTTTGCTTTCGCTACATGCAGTACTAATTGATTGATTCAATTTTTCTATTTCTGATGTGTGTTCGGTCATTTGCTTATATAATTTTGAAAATTCCAACTTTTTTTGTTCTACATTAGAGTCAGTAATAGGATTTGATAAAAAATTAGAAATTTGCCTGTCTACGTTTTTCCACGAATTTTGAAGTTCATCTCTTTTTTGTGTAAGTGTTTTAGCTTTCTTATTTAATTCATTATTTCTTTGAATTAATCTATTTAGACGAGAATTTATTTCTTGCAATGATGTTAACAGGAGGCTAGAAGTTTGATTAAAAATTTCCTTGCCTAAAGAAAATCGACCGTCTTTAGGCTTAGAAGTCAAAGGGATTACTGTTAAAGTTCTATTTTTGGGACTATCACGTTTGTTCAAAACGACAGCAAAATGTAAATTACTAAATTCACTTCCTTCATTTACACCAAAATTCACACTAATTACTGATCCACGTGGATAGTAGAAATAATTATTAATTAGTTCTTTATTGGCTTCAAGTTTAAAATAATGGGAGCTTTCTTCTAGCCAATAGGGCAGGGATTTAAACTTTTGCTGGTAATGATATTTATTGAGTTCTGCAACTTGCTTAAATTTTCTAGCGGCAGAATCAATATGTTCATTTTTATTCAATTTTGTTTTCACCTCTAGTTATTTCTTATGATATAGCTTTTGTAAATATTCTCTAATGACTTTTCGATCATGTTCTGTCATCGGCTCACCGCTAAAGGAGGTAGCATTATCTAGCATATCCTCAATATCTTGGTCGGTAACAAGCTTTTTGTTTTTGTCGTCTTTTGTCATAAATCACCTATAAATCTAACAACTGCTTCTTTTTTGCGTCAAACTCTTCTTGTGTGATTGCTCCAATGTCTAGCAAGCCTTTGAGTTTCTTGATTTCATCTAATGGATCAGCAGCAGGGGATGATTGGGTGGCAGAAACAGGTTGTTCATTATTTTCTTTCACTTTTGTCGGTTCAATTGCTACAGTTTCAGTTTGTTTTCTTTTAGCATTTTCAATTCCAGCCTCTAATACGGTAGCAAGCTGATTTACCTGCTTAATACAGCCAGTTACTAAACTATCATCAGCTTTAAATGTTGTATCAAAATATTCAATTTCAAAACTAGTTCCGTCATTTAAGTTAACAACAACACCTAAATGATCTACAAAATCTTTTGAAATAGTTTGAGTTTCTTTCTTACTGGTTAATCCACCTACGGCTGCACCAACTGGGCCTAAGAGAACACCACCAACAACTGCTCTACCAATGCCATGTTTTCTCTTAGTTTCAGTCTTTGAATCATTGTGTTCTTTTTTATTAATGGAGTAGGAAAGAACATCCTTAAAATCAATTATTCTGTATTTTTTGCTGAATATATTTTGAATCTCTAAAATTTGATTATCCTTTAAATCGAAATAGTAGTTTTCAAATTTCTTAGCATCATTATTTTTGAATTTATTCAAGACTTTGCTATATTCAGCTTTTTCTTGTTTCTTCTTTTCAGATCTTTCTTCCATCTTTTTACTTAAGTTATCAAAGAATCCCATCTTACTTCCTCCAATTAATTTTTTCTAAAAGAATCAAAAATCTTGATATCTAGCTTAGATTGATCTTTATTTTTATGTTTTTCATAGTCATCTTGTGCTTTTTCAAAAGTCGGTAATGTATCGTTAGGATAAAAGGCAGGAATTGTACCAGAAAGAGCAGCTTGATAATTAACCATCATTACATCTTTATATCGCTTTTCTTTTCTGTATAGGACGCCTAGTTTCTTTACTGCTTTTGGATATAAATAGATCAGTTTTAACCACTGTTTTTCAGCTTTATCCCATTCACCCATTTTATAAAGCAATATTCCTAATCTATATCTTGGTTGAATGTAATCCTTAAGTTCATCAGCATAATCATATTGCCAGTGCGGTGAGATACTAATACTGTATGAGTTATTAGCTTTATCTATTTGTTCTTGGGGAGAACAAGGGTGGCCGGTTTCGTTATTAGTTATTTTGCCAGTACTTTCATCTATAGTAGCTGAAACGCTAAAGTGTCCCGGATAGTCGCTTGGTTCTAACTCATCCTTTTCTACATATCTACCATCACGTCTAATAGTTTTAACGGTGGAGTTTTTACGAGCTGACTTAAAGAGCTTTACTGGATCAATGGTAGTAGAATTATAAACCTTGTTGTAAAGCTTCTTTCTAGGATGTAACCATCCCATACCTTTTTGACCATAGCCCGGAATCAAGGCTTTTTTCAGTTTTCGTTTGGGTGCTGCTGATAATCTGGCGGATAAAGATTTACTGAAAGATTTCTTTCTAAATAGTTTCATATCTATACTTAATATTTAATCAAAATTCATTTCATATTTAATCATCTTGCCTAGGATAGTCCCAGGATGATCTTTGTCTAATATTATGTCTTTATAATCAGGATTAGCTGGCCTTAGCACTACTGTTTTACCAACATGAAGAACTTTTTTAAGGGTTGCCTCGCCATTAATCAAGACTGCAGCTACCTCTCCATCTTCTACATCGGCTTGTTGTCTAATTATGGCAATTGCTCCATTAGGTATAAGAGGGTACATGCTATCACCTTGACATCTAAGAGCAAAAAGAGTGTCATCTGCATATCTATCCATCATATATTCTGGTATATATTTTTCTATATTTTGTTCTGCAGTAATTGGCGCTCCCATCGCTATAGTTCCTAATAAAGGAACCATTCTTGACTTATTTTGATTAATAGGTTCAAGTCCTAATAAATCTTCGGTTTTAATATGTAGTGCTTTTGCAAAAGCTGGTGCTCTATTTATAGGAAATTCTCTTGTGTGATTGAAGTATCTGGACACACCTGATTTGGCCATTCCAACGCGTCTAGCTAATTCACTAATTGATACGTCTTGCTCTTCTCTTAGTTGATTTAAATAATCAATTATTTCTTCACTACTGCGCATTATTTCACCTCATCTCTTAATACCAATAATACTCCATTTGTTGACAAAAAAATACATTTTTTATCTTTTTTTATGTTTTTTGTTGACAAAAGAATACGATGAGAATATTATATAGTTGTTCTTCAAAGTGAACGAATTGAGGTGGAATAATGAAGTTTGATTTGCAACGTTTAAAAGGTGAGCGTGTAGCACGAGGAATTACACAAGCTCAAATGGCACGTAAAATAGGCATTAGTACGAATGCCTATTGGAGAAAGGAGAATGGAGAACGTGACATTGGTATGGAAGAATTTGTCAAGATCTTAAGTGTACTAGGTTTCGAAAAGAAACAAATTTCGCTTTTTTTTGCAAAAGAAGTTCACAATAGTGAACATTAAGGAGATGAACAAATGAACGAACTAATTAATATAAAAGTCCAAAACGATCAGCAACTTGTTTCAGCTAGAGATTTGCATAAAACTTTAGGAGCTAAAAAGAAGTATTCTGAATGGATTTCTCAAAATGTAGCAGGTTTTATAGCGGGTATAGATTTTACGAGGTCACCTGAAAGTTACCTCGTTAAAAGTGGCAATGGAACAGTGCGAAAATACGATGATGTTCTTTTAACAATTGAAACAGCGAAACAAATTTGCATGATGTCGAAAACATCAAGAGGTAAAGAAGTTCGCAAGTATTTCATTCAAGTTGAAAAGAACTGGAATAACCCAGACATGATTATGCAGCGTGCATTAAACATTGCAAGCAGTCGTGTCAAGCTACTTGAAAATAAGAATAAGGAACTTGAAGACGTTAATGCCAAACAAGCTGAAAAGATTGCTAAAGATGCTGACGATGTAGTTTTTGCTAAAGCTATTAGATACAGCCACCATGCAATTACTATTGCTGAATTAGCTGACATCTTAACACAAAATGGCTTTGTAATCGGCCGTAACCAACTATTTCAATTGTTAAGACACGCTAAATATTTATCACACCAAAGAAGTACCTGGAATTTACCAATGACTGACAAGGTCAAAAGAGGATATTTTCGAATAACCCACAGGCTTACAAGAGATGATCGCCCATATTCACAAGTATTTGTAACACCAAAAGGGCAGAAACATATCATCAATAAGGCTTTACGTGGGAAGTTCGATGATATTTATCAAGAAGTGATGGTAACCACATTCGACGTTTAGTAAGGAGAGAACATGAAACAAGTGGAACATAGTAGTTTAAGAAAAATGAAATTAAAAACTGATGAAGATAATCAGCCTATGAAGAACTGGTCAAGAGTAATCATCGAAACTGATGAAGCCAATCCCCAAGTATTAGCAATTATTACTAACGAAAACTATGGGTTAGCAAAAGGATTAAGAATTCGACTTAAGCCTATTCCTAAAGAATTAGTTTTTAAACGTTTACCTTGATTGATTGAGAGGAGATAAAAATAATGGACGATTTTGCAACAGTATTCGCGATTATTTCATTAGTCGTTGCAATTATAGTTGCTTTATATACTAACTCAAACAAATAAAAAGACCTAATTGAGCTGCCACTCAATTAGGTCGCAAAATTTTTAAAAGTCTCAAAATGTTGGCAGCCATTCTCCAATTTTTTACTGGTATTGTCGCCCAGCACTGCAATTAGAATAAGTTACTAAAATCTTATAACCCTAGCTAAAGCTTAAATCATTTAAAGCAATACAAAAGCCTCAATAGGTAGAAGAAAGCTTATACCTCGCATTTAACGTCTTGGGAGACGAAAAAAGTGACTCCGCCAGTGAGAAAGTCGGTGATTCGTTAGCTTACATAGACACAGTGTTAATCAAAAATTCGCCCAAAAGGCATCAACTCCAATCATTAACAATCAGAATTTATTTGATTAAACATTTTACATTAATAAATTATAGCACAATATGTGGGCTATTACCCACAAAATTAAGGAGATAAACACAGTATGTGGTGGCGACATATAGATGAATTACTTCGTAATAAGAAAATTTCATTAAAAGAATTAGCTATAAAATCTAACGTTAATTATGAAACTATTAGAAGTTATAAATATAGAGGATACGAACCAAGTTTTAAGAACATGTGTAAGATTGCTGATGCTTTAGGTGTCAGCCTAGATGAATTAAGAGGAGATAAGAAATGCAACCACTAGATATTAGTTACTTATATTTAAGTGATATTGGAAAAAGTAAACATGAAATCATCACTAGACTGCAGCAACTGTCTTTAATTGATGGCAATTATCAAGCAACCGGCAAAGGTGTGGATACAGGCTGGCTAGGTATTAAGACGACCAGTGTTTGGAATCCATCTACTGAAAGTATGATAAACGACCAAGCAACAGTATTAACCGAATTGGGCATTATCTACATCCCAGTTCTTTTTGAAGATAAGTTCTACAAAGACATGTCAGCAAGTCAGAACCTAGTAGAAAGAGCATGCGATGGTGAATTATTGTCAATTAAAGAGTTAAGAAAGCAGGGGTATTTGAAGTGAGCAAGGAAACATGGCTAACTGTTAAAGAATTATGCAAAAAATACAATTATTCAAAGTATGCCTACAATAGGCGCCAAAAGAAGTGCCTATTGTCTTCATATAAAGACGCAATTGTGTATGACGGCCAGCATACCATGATTATTGAAGAACGGTGGCAAGCGTTCCTAAAAGATCAATCGAAAAAGCATTGGGAAGAAGTATTTGGTACAGGAGTTATGAGAGATAGAAAGGCGTTAGAAAGATGAGTTTTACTAAATGGATCAATCAAAGTATTAATAAGTTTATGGGTACACAATTTACCGAGCGTGAAACAGAAATTATAACCATAGGTGCTACATTCACTGTGATTGCAGTAGTTTTCTTACTTATGTATAACGTTGTGTTTCCTAATATTTAGGAGGTGAAACTATGACAGAGCTATATAAGCGCTTGGTGCTTGCTTCAAATGCAATAAATTATCTTGCCACCGACCAAAGACCAGATGAGTACCAAGCAGCATTTGAAAGAGCAAAAGAAAAGACTCACTGCGTAACCAGTGAGTCTACAAAACAACTAACTTTATTCTAACAAAAATTGGAGCAAAAAGATGACAAAAGATTTAATTAGATTTGAAAATGAAGATTTTCCTATTAGTTTTAAACCTGCAGAAGTGGATTTCCCTAACGCTGCAGCATTGGAAAATAAGGTAGATGACTTAGTAAAAGGCTGGGATACCTATGTTGTAACACCTGAGTCTTATCCCTATGACAAGAAAACTAAGGCTGAACTAAACCACATTCGCAAAGCCTTAAATGATAGGCGTAAAGAGATTACTAAAGAAGCCAATCAACCAATTGATGACTTTACAGCATTAATTAAGAGACTAGATCTTAAGATTAAAAATGCCGTGGATCACATCAATGAGGGCATTAAAGTCTTTGATGAAAAGGCTAGGAAAGATAAGCGCCAGCAGAACTTAATTAGACTTGGTGAGATTGCTACAGAGTACGGTGTGGCTCTTCAAAAATTGGAGTACAACCCTAAATGGGATAACAAGTCAACTAGCTGGAAGACCATTGAAGAAGAAGCAAGACAGCAATTTGAAGCGATTGTTGAACAGGAGAAAGCTGGAAAAGAAGCTAGACAAGTAGTCATTAATAAAGTCAGTGACTATAAATTGATTATGACCACAGATCCTTATTTAGAAATGCTTGACTATAAATCACTCCCTGAGGTCCTTACTCAAATAGACAATGACCATAAACATCTAGTTGAGCAAGCTAAGCAACAAGAAGAAGATCGTAAGAAAGCTGTTCAAGCCTTAGAACTACATGGCGATAAATATATTAATACTGAGACGGGAGAAGTGGTAAGTAATTTAACAAGTGTTGGTCTTAAATTTACTGATAAAAGTCAAAAGATTACTGAATTACTTAGATATATTGAAGCCAAACATGTTAATTGTGAGGCACTAGGAAATGAACAAATAAGTGTTGAATTTAAGTTCATTGATAACACTAGGAAAATTGCAGGATTATCTGAATATATTAAACAAAAGCAAATTAACTATGAAGTAATTGAAGAAGAAAGGACAAGTAAGTAATGGAGTTACTTAATGAACCTAAAAATCCAATTGCTTCTCCTCAGTCAATTGGATTAATGAATATTCAAACAATTGTAGGGATGGATGCTAAGCAATCCTTAGATGCAAAGCTATCACTTCTTAACAGTTTCGTTCAAGTCAAGCAAGCGCTTGAACAACCTTCAAAAAGTAAAGATGGATATGGATATAAATATGCTGACTTGAATGCAGTCTTAACTGCAATTCAAAAAGCCATTGGAGAGCTAGATTTAGCATACATTCAGCAACCAGTTAATGAGACTGCGAAGACTGGTGTAGAAAATTATATTTTTAATAGCAAGGGAGCAGTTATCGACTTTGGTAGTTATTTATTAGATATAACCAAGCCACAAGCTCAACAATATGGATCAGCATTAACCTATTGTAGAAGGTACTCAATTAGCAGCATTTTTGGAATAGCCTCTGAAGAGGACACGGATGCTAAAGAATTGCCGCAATACATGAGTCCAACAGAGATAGAAAAATTAACTCTTTCTTACAAAGGAAAGCAAGTTGCCTTATCTAAGCTATTCTCTCTAGGACTAGCAGGTGATCTAGCAGCAAAAGGCAAACTACTAGATCGAGACAATAACAACGTAACTAAACTAGCCGTTAAGAGCATGACAGATATGTGGGATTTCGCTAGCGAGATATCAGCTATGAAGAGTGAAGCCAATGAGAAGGTTAAAGCTAAAAAAGATAAGGAGAAAAAGGAAAAACAAGCTGCAGTCAATAAAGTTCAGCAATCTCAAAAAGATCCTTTCGATGACAAGAAAGTAGAAGCTGCTGTTCCAAAAGAAGGAAAGTTATTTTAGGTAGAATTATGGAATTTACAGGATCGAAAGCTTTTCTAAATATTCCAGTTGCAGCTGCCAGAGATAAGAAGTTATTAAAATATCCAAAGTCTATCATTCTTTTGGGTGAAATTGTTTCAATGCTAAATGTTACAGGCGAATTCTTTATGAGTAATAGCACGCTGGCTAGACGTTTGAATTGTGAACCAAGAACCATTATTAACTATGTAAATCTTTTAGAAGAAGAAGGATATATCAGTAAAAAAATAGTCAGAGATACAGAGAATGGAGCAATTAAAGGAAGAATAATTTCTGCTGGTGATACCCTAGTGAAATCTGCTTCACTAGGGTGGTGTCCTACATTTCACCAGGGTAGTGAACAGGAATTCACGGGGGTAGTGAACCAGCGTTCACCTAAAAAGAACAAGTTAAAAGAACATCATAATAGATCACTTAATAAGTCTCTCTCTAAAGAAGAGAGGGAGAGAGATGCAAATGCAATTGAAATTCTAATCACTTATCTTAACCATTGTGCTGAGGAGTGGAGAAGGCCACTGATTACATTTTCTGATACAGAAATAAAAAAGATGGTCAAAGCAGTGCATGGTAAGGACACTAGAGCTTTAAAAGAAGTTGCAGAGAAAACAGTTGTCTATGGTGAGCAGTATCCACAGGGGTACTTATTGACGTGCATTAAGAATTTACCGGAGGAGGTAGAAAATGCAAAATCGAATTAAGGAATTACGAGAAAAAAGAGGAATTAGTCAAGCAGATATAGCAAGAGGAGTACATCTAACTAGATCAGCAGTTGGATACTACGAAACTGGTAAGCGGGGAGCATCTAATAATCAAACTTGGCAAAAGCCTATTCCAGTTTTAAAACGCCTAATTAACTTATTTACTGATTCGGGCGATGTAGTGATTGATCCGACAGCAGGAAGTGGTTCAACACTAAGAGCAGCTGCTGAGTTGAAAAGAAACGCATATGGTTTTGAAGTTGAAAGAGAGATGTGCGAAAAGGCGAAGAAAAACATGTTACAACGCACAGAATTAAGTTTGCTTTAGGAGATAAAGATGAAAATTATATATAAGCAAGAAGAACAATGGCAATTAGGAGACGTGGTTAAGAGTATAAGTGGTGATATAGGAGTGATAATTCAAGATGCCATATGTAACTATCGCATGATAAATATTACAACTAATTACTTATTTGTCGATAAGTATGACAAGCCTCAAGATTTACAGAAGGATTTTCAAACTCGGTGGCACAAAGTAAACGCAAAGCTGGTGATTGAATGATGCTTTGCAGTGCAGTTGCCTTTGTAGAAGGCTATGATCCTAAGATTAAACTCAGCCAGAAGCAATTGCTTAATATGGTGCATCAAATTAAGCCTAATGAACCTTTGCCAAAAGAAATAGATGGCTATAAGGTTAAACCTTGCGATGATTATTCTAAAAGATATTTAATTTATATTTTTTACAGATTGGAGAACTAAACATGAAATTGAATAAACAACAGAAATTAATGTTGAAGAAACTAGATTCTTGCTTAGAAATAACGTCAACACCGTTCTTAGATGACAGCGAACATTTTAGCTTTTTCGTTAATCACATTTTAGCTAAGTTAGCAAAAGTATCGTTTACCGAATTAACCACTCTAACTGATGACGTTGACGAAATTGTGAAGGAGGATATGGAATGACTAAAAAACAGCAACAATGCCCATATTGTCACACAGATATTTGCTATACAGGATCGGCAGGAGAGCGAGAGGAAAAAGTGCCCCAGAAGTATCTATATAACTACGAATCACAAGATAGTTTATTTAACGCAGCAATATATGTATTGAGTAGAGAACTCTGTATAGATGTTGACGATGAAAGTGGAGCACTTGCAGATAAAATTAAGATTAAGTATTGCCCAATGTGTGGACGGAGGTTAGTTGATGACTAGAAGCCAAGCAAAATGTCCTTATTGCGATTTTCAAGGCGAAGATCAAATTGGAATGGAAATAAACAGTGAAAAGCGTTTGTCAGAGGACCAGATGATGTCGATTGATTGGGAAGATGGCTACTGGTTTAACTATTTGAGAAGGAGAAACCGAGATCAAGTAACTCTTGTAAGTCTTCATACTGACAACGAATTCTATAGCTTTGACATTGATGAGGTAGAAATTGAATACTGTCCTAAATGCGGGAGGAAACTATGAAAATTAAAATACTTGTTGAGTGCGATCCTCAAAGCTTAGAAAAATTGGTTAATGAGTTTATAGCAGACAAACAGGTGATAGACATCAAGTTCAAAATTAATGATTATCCTGATTATTTTGCATTAGTTATGTATGAGGATAAGTAGCATGTCAGATTGGATTTTTGCAGCAGCATTCTTAATTCTGCTAGCTATAGTGATTTTGGTGGTAGGAGCAATGTAAATATGATTTTTAGATTAGAAGAGGAATTACCTTTTGATATGCCAGAAAAATTAAATGAATACTGGTTGAATATCTTAAAAAGACGTGATTTTAAAGTGATTGAAATTAATAAGAACTCACGTGAGCTTGAGTACCGAATAGAACTTATGAGCCTTGATGATTTACGTAAATTTCAAAAAGATATTGGATTAAGTTTAATAATTTCGTTTGAAGATGATGAGGACACGAGCGAAGTTGATGGGCTTATTAAAATTTTCGGAGCCTAAGTGATATATGAGAGTTAACTTTACGATTGAAGGACCGCCGATTGGTAAGGCGAGACCGAGAGTTACTAGAACGGTAACTTACACGCCAGCTAAGACGGCAAGATATGAGGATTTAGTAAGATATACAGCGATTAACAGCTTCAAAGGTATATTTGATAAAAATGAGCCTTTAGACGTTAAGATCGTGGCATATTTTGAAGTGCCGAAGAGTTTAAGCAAAAAGCGTAAGGCTTTATGTTTAGCTAACCAAGAACTGCCTACTAAAAAGCCTGATGCTGATAACATCGGTAAGATCGTTATGGATGGAATGAATCCGAAAATGAAACGGAATAAAGTAGTTCATAAAATGATGCAAGTCGTTAGAGGCGTGTATCATGATGACAAACAAGTAACAACCCTTTTAGTTAAGAAAAGATATTCAGAGTATCCACGAGTAGAGGTAACAGTAGAAAGAGATAGAGGGTAAGTAAATGAGCAAAAAATTAGTGTTAGATGAATGCATATGTTGGAAATGTGGGTATTCATATAAGTTGGAATATAAAAATACAATAATTCCAAAAGACATTTGTCCCAACTGCGGAGCTGATCTAAGATATTTAGATTTTAGTTTGAAGCTGATAGATATTCAGGAGATAAATAAATGAAAAAAGCTAAGATTTTTGATAAAGAGAAATTTGACTGGGCAATGGATAGCGCATTAGATGCTCTATATCGTGAAGATAAAAATATATTCATGAAGAGGGTAACGGATATGGAGCTATCGAGTGAGATGACTGAACAGGATATTTTGTATATGTTTGCTCAAAGTGCATATACAACAAGTTTAACGTCAAGCTTTATCTATGGAGGACACAAATAATGCTATGTAGTGTATGCGGAGATCCTCTATATCCTGGTGAAGGTGTTTATTCATTTGAAGATCCAAATGATGATGAAAAAGAGTATATATTTTGCAGTTTAAAATGTTTGGAAGAATATTTTGGTATAGAAGAATGGTGCGTGGGATAGATGAAAGTTAAAGTATTTGAAGAAAGTACATCGGAACATTTAGAAAATGCTATTAATGATTTTTTTGAAAAAGAAGGTCTATTGACAATAGAAAAAATTAAATATCAAGTTACGGATATAGGGGCAGGACTGATATTCTCTGCTTTAATGCTTTATGAAAAAAGCGATAGAGGCGAAATTATATGAATTTAAAAGGATGTTATAGATGAGTAATGAATACAGACGCTATCACTTAGCACATGATGAACCATATAAAGATTTAAAACTTATTCATAAGTTTGATACTGCATCCCTTACAGTTAAAGACTTGTGGAATTTGAAAGAAGCAGCGTATCGTGAAGGATACTTGCGTGGTATGGAAGCAAGACACTATAGAGATTACGGCTTAGAAGGCTAGTTTGGAGTTGGAAACGTGGAGCACGAAAATTTAGATTTAGGATTAAGTATAGATATTGAAAAGACTGCCGGACGAGCTACAGGCTTTCTTAAGTACACGTTTCCAGAGTATGTAAGAGGTGCGGCTCTTAGCTTAGATGATTTAGCCGGCCAACCATTTACAGGGATGCCAGCTAGTCATAGTGCTACTAACTCACAAGAGAAAAAGCTGGATCGAGCTTGGAAGAAAGTAGAAAAGAATGAGCTTAAAGCAGCGACCGTTTATCAAACTATTTTGCTATGTCAAAAAAGTCCTACATATCCATATCAGCAAATACTTCTCAACAAATTCGTAAAAAAGCTTCCTGATTGGAAGATACAGCCGATAGTAGGGTATTCTAACAGCCAGTATTATTTAAAGCGCAGAGACGCCTTATGCGAGTTTGCTGAGCTACTTAATTCTAAGAAGGTAAAAAATGGGTGCTTTGATATACCTGATTTAGTCATTGAGATTGAACCAGAACCGGAAAAAAGTAAATCGGACGATCGTCGGACAGTTTCCGGACACTTATCGGATTGAAAGCATGGTAAATTGTTATTGTCGAAAAAAATAAAAAGTTTCGACATGACACCCTTTCAAGCAAGGAAGATCCTAGAAATCCTCCAAGAATTTTTAGTATTACAATTTTAGATCTTGAATAAAGATCTCCTAGTACATCAACCATTATTTGTTTATCTCTGTCAAATAATTTCATGATTGATGTACAGCAGCATTTAGGTTCGATTCCTACTTGCTGCTTACCTAGGCCACGCTACGACCTAGGATTAAATATGCGATGCCCCCACGGTTCGGGCGAGCGTATTGTAGTTAAGAGTTGGCTATCATTCAGTGGACTGCGTGGTAGCCGTGGGCGGTACGACACAATTTGGAATTAGAAAGAAGGAATCTTCTTTCACAATATGAAGTGGGTTCGACTCCCACACTGCTCATTGTCCGGCGGAAAACGGACGTTAAAATTAAATCTTTACCTTGTCATACTATTGGTAAAGTAAGTCGTTATAAATGATAATTTTATTCACAAAAATAAGTTAGTCATTGATTTTACAGCAGAGGGCTTAGTTCTGTGCCTTTAAACAGACATTCTGGTAACTTAGCTCAGTTGGTAGAGCATTGGTGTGAAGTACCAAGTTAGCGGTGGTTCGATTCCATCAGTTACCATTGCTGGAACGTCCAGTTTAAGTTTATATTCATCTCACAAAATCAGCTTTATCTTCGTAAGAGCTGATTTTTTATAATTGTTTCACAAATTTATTGAGAACTATTGATGGATTATGCACACATATGATTAAAAAAAGTATAAAAAATGTATAATTATTTATACTTTTAGTGTAGAATAACTGTGAAACATTAAGGAGATACTTTTAACGGAGGAAGCATTATGTATGACGTTTTTAAAATAGTCAATTGGCTACGAGTTAGAAATAATGCAGATTTACGGACAGATTTAAACGCAGAAGAACTTACGCAAATGAAAGCAATGAAGTTACTGTATTATATTCAAGCAGCCAGTTTAGTTGTTACCAATAAGAGAATGTTTGATAATGATATTGTTGCCTGGAAATATGGTCCAGTAGTAGAAGAAGTTCATCATAAATATGCTGGTTGCAGAGGAATCGTCGGTCAAATTAGTAAGCAAGATGTTGAAGACTATAAAGAACTTGAAAATGATGATGAGGCTGCAGCGATTTTAAACAGTATTTACGATATTTACGGTCATAGTTCTGCATATGATTTAATGCGCCAAACTCATAGTGAGAGACCATGGCAGGAAACAACACGCAATCAGGTCATCAGTGACAAAAAGATAAAGGACTTCTATAAAAATGTCTTCCAAGTTGCAAATAACTAGTACATATGAAAGACGAAATATTGATAAGGCAATTATTAATAAACCCCCAGTTGAAAGATTTGCTTTCAACCTTTCTTTTTTAACACCGGATAAAAAATATAATCTTGAAGGAAAACAAGTTGAAAAGAAGCATAGGCTTAAATTGCTTAATAAAATTTATAGTTTGTCTCAAAGGGATATCGTTGAGTTAGTCAGCCATGATGATAAACGTAATGGCTTAGAACAGATTCCTGAATCAGAAATGAGAGATTTAAGAATAGATCCCGTATTTAAGCGAACTCGATATAACTCTTGTGAAGAAAATTATTGGGTCTTTAGACTTAGTAATCAAGGGAGAGTAATTGGTAAAAAATATAAAAATATATTTTATATTATGAGCATTGACACTAAGTTTAAGCAGTATAATCATGGATCATAATATTTAAGTCAGCATAGGCTGGCTTTTTATTTTGTACAAATTAAGGTGGTGGTGAAATGTTTTGGAACGGAAGTTAACTGCTAAGCAGAGGTTATTTTGTGATGAGTATATTAAGTCTGGAAACGCTAAAGATGCAGCAATTAAGGCTGGATATTCTCCACGAACAGCAAAGTCAATTGGGCAAGAGAACCTGACTAAACCTGACCTTAAATCCTATATTGACGCTAAAATGGCTGAAATTGAGTCTCATAAAATTGCTGATGCAAAAGAGGTTTTAGAGTTCTATACTCGTGTACTTCGAGATGAAGAAACCGAAGAAGTTCCAATTGCTACACCAAAAGGAGTGACAATAGTTAGCGAAAAGCCATCAATTCAAAATAAAATAGCTGTATCTAAAGAGTTGCTGAAGAGATACCTACTTAGTCCATTTGAGAAAGCTAAACTTAAAAAGTTAAATGCGGAAGCTGGCATAGTAGAAACGCAATATAAAGCTTTGTCAGAAAATACTAATTCACAAAGTAGAACTATTATTGTTGATGATGTCAAGGAGACTGATATAAATGCCAATAGTGAAACTGAGTCAGGAGATTAATCCTCACTTTTATACTGCATGGAATAGCAATAAGCCTTATCAAGTTTATAAAGGTGGCCGTGGTTCTTTTAAGTCGTCAGTAATCAGCTTTAAGCTTGTTACTACAATGATGAAGTACATTGCACAAGGTAAGACAGTAAACATTATCTGTGTGCGTGAAAATCAACGCTATTTACGTGACAGTGTTTATAACCAGATTCTATGGGCTATGAACAAGTTGCACGTTGAAAGTGAGTTCAGAACTCGTGTATCGCCTTTAACGATTACTCATATAAGGACAGGATCAACATTCTACTTCTATGGTGCTAATGATCCGATGAAACTTAAATCTAACATTGTGGGTAATGTAATAGCGGTTTGGTTTGAAGAGTTTGCTAACTTGAAGAGTGTTGATGTATTCGATCAATCGGTACCTACGTTTATTAGACAGAAACCTGATTTTGCAGAGCAGGTAAAGGTCTATATCTCATACAATCCATCGCGCAATCCTTACGCATGGGTGAATGAATGGATTACACAGCGCCAAACTGATCCTGATTACTTCATAGACACAAGCACCTACTTAGACGATAAGCTAGGCTTTACCACTAAGCAGCAATTAGACCTGATTGAGACATACAAGCGCAATGATCCAGACTATTACCGCTGGCTATACCTTGGTGAAGCCGTTGGACTTGGTACCAATGTCTACAATATGGATCTATTTAAAGTTGTGGATAAGATACTAGATGATGAATATATTACTGAAATCTTTTACGGCATGGATACCGGATTCATGGTATCTGCTACTGCTTGTGTAGCGTGTGCGCTTACTAATAAATACAACGTTTATGTACTAGATACCTTTTACTACGATCCAACTAAGTACGCTCGTAAATTATCAGCATCTGAACAGGCTGAGCGTGTACATGACTTTATCAATGAGATAACCAATAAGTACGGTGTTCTACCTTATAATCAGACAATTGACTCTGCTGATGGTGGTATCTATACGCAATATTGGCAAATGTACAACACGCAGTGGTCTAAGGTGCATAAGTTGAGTGAAGCAGCAATGATTGACCGTGTTGAAGATCTTTTAGCACAAGGACGCTTATATGTTTTGAAAACACCGGGCAATGAGATATTTCTACAAGAACACCAGAAATATCAATGGGATCCAGCTACAGTTAATAGCGATAATCCGCGCGTTATTAAGGAAGACGATCACTCTTGCGATGCTATTAAGTACGCTATTGTGGATAATGAGCAACTACTCGGACTAGCAGCATAAGGTGGTGAGTATATGGGACTATGGGCTAGTATTAAGAACTTATTTAGAAAAGGAGGTGCTAAGTTAGGGATGATTAAATCATTGGGAGCTATTACAGATGATCCAAGAATTGCAGTGCCGGCAGAAGAATATACACGTATCCGAAGAGCTAAAGACTATTATTCTGATAAGCCTGTAGATGTAGATTACTGGGTATTAGGCAATAAGAAAAAGCGTAAGATGAACACCGTCAATATGACGCAAAAGGCTTCTAAACGCCTAGCGTCAATTATCTTCAATGAGCAGTGTTCCATTAAGGTGAATGATAATGATTTACAAAAACAACTTGATGAGATCTTTCGTGAAAGTCGCTTTTACACAACATTTGAAACCAATCTACAGCGTGCTATAGCGTTAGGATCAAGTGCAATTAGACCGTATATTGAAGATGATAAGATTAAATTGAACTGGTCTGACGCGTTAGGCGTATATCCATTGAATGCTAATACTACAGAAGTAAGAGAGATTGCATTAGCTCGCAAGATTGTTAAGACTGTTAACGATGAGCCACACTATTACACGTTGCTAGAGTTTCATCAATGGGGCAATAAACAAGCAGACGAGAACGGCCACGAATACACACCTTACACAATTACTAATGAACTGTATGAATCAACTGACGAAAGCGAAACGGGCACTCAAGTGCCTTTAAATTCAATTGAAGAGTATGCTGACTTGCCACAACAAGCTACTTTTACGCATATAACTAAGCCACTGTTTGCCTTCTATCGAAATCCCGGTGACAACAATAAAAGCTTTACTAGTCCACTAGGTTTAGGACTGTGTGATAATTGCCAGAATATCTTAGATGATATCAATGTTACACAGGACGGCTTTTACTGGGACGTTAAGACCGGCCGAAGACGTGTAATCATCCCTCAAAGTTGGGTAAGACGTCAAACTCAGATTAATGGAAATCCTATTCCGGAAAATCAGCAAATGTATTGGGACACAGATGATGATGTATTTGTACCAATTAATGCTAGAATAGATGACAGCAGTGCTTTTAAGGATCTGACTATTAACATTCGTACAGATCAATATCAAGCAGCAATGAGCTACTTCTTGCGTGAGTTTGAGAATGAGATCGGATTAAGTGAAGGCACGTTCACAGCAACGCCTACTGGCATTCAGACAGCTACTGGTGTTGTTTCAAGCAACTCAATGACTTATCAAACTAGATCAAGTTACTTAACGCAGATAGAGGACACTATAGACCAATTAGTCTATGCGATTGCTGAACTGCTACAGACACCAGAATTATGGAGCGATCAACAGCCTAAATGGACCGGTGACTTAGATAGCCTAGTAATCACGCCTGACTTTAATGACGGTGTATTCGTAGATCAAGATGCACAGTTTAAGAATGATTTATCAGCTCTTAATGCTGGTGCAATGCCTATTACAGAATTTACCAAGCGTAACTATAACTTAAGCGATGATGAAGCTGCTAAGTGGGTGGAACAACTGCAAAGGGAAAAAGCGACACCAGCGCCTGATTTTGAACAGTTTAATCCCTTAGCAGATATGCAAAAGCAAAAAGATAAAGGTGAGGTAGATGGATCCACAACTAAGCAAGATGATGAAGAAAGCAAGCAAGATAGTTGATTACTATGATTACTTGCAGCAGCATACCTTTTATTTGCTGATTGACACGTTTAAAAAGCACAAAGGGATGCTTATTAATGCTGATGAAAAAAGCGTCTTAGAATGGCGTTTAAAGGCTCTTGCTGAGATGGGTGGTTTAACTGACAAAGTGATTGATTTCATTGCCAAAAATATTGGATACAGTAAGCAAGCTATTTATGATCTAATCCAAGATCAAGGCTTAAAAGTAGCAAAAAGAATGAACACTGAACTATCTACCGCTTTAAAGCAACCAATGAAGGACGTTAGCAAAGATACAGTAGCAATTATTAACGCTTATGCTGATCAAACTTTCAGAAACGTTAACAATTACGTTAATCAAACCTTATTAACAACTAATGTTCATAAAAATACCGCCTTAAAAACCTATCAAAACATTATCGACAAAACTGTATTAGATGTTTCTACAGGAACTAAGACGGCAGATAGAGCATTAAAAGACAATATCCTCCAATGGTATGACAAAGGCTTGCCTACATCTCTAACAGATAAAGGCGGTCATGAGTGGACGCTAGAAGGGTATACAAGAACTGTCATTACATCTACTACTCACCGAGTATTTAACGAAGCTAGGGCGCAATCTATGAAGGAATTTGACACAGTGCTTGCTACTATGTCTAGTCATCCGGCAGCAAGACCGGCTTGTGCTCCAATTCAAGGCAAAGTAGTGTGCATTGTCCCTAAAAGCGATCCAAAAGTTGACCTTTCGTATCCTAATATCTATGACTATGGATATGGTAAGCCAGCAGGAACACAGGGTAGACGTTAATGCCCTGTATAAACATTGTGAACCCTTAGCTTAGGGGTGTTTTAACGGTATTAATTGTCTACATAAATGATATAATAGTTATATAGATTAATATTGTTAAAGCTAACGGGGAAAGCCTAATTTAGGTTAATCCCGTGCCAAGTTTAAGAGGTTCTCAGCGATGAATAAAACTATTGGAATTTATATAATTATTAATAAGGCAACTGGTAAAGTATATATTGGTCAGTCAACTGATATTCATCAAAGATTTATAGATCACTTTAAAAAAAGTGCAATAAATCAAAGACCTTATAATTTACATAAAGATATTGCTAAATATGGGATTCAAAATTTTAGTAAAAAAATCTTAGAAGAATGCAAAATCTCAGATCTTGATTTTTTAGAGAAAAAATGGATATTACTTTACAGAAAAAGAAATATTCCAATGTATAACGTAATAGACGGCGCTCCTACTAACGCTGAAAATATGGCAAAAGCCAAAAGCGTTCAATTTTCTCAAATGAATAAAAGAAACTGGCAAAACAAAGAATATAGAGAAAGACATTCTAAGCTATCTAGTCAAATTCAAAAAGAAAGGCTAAAAGATCCAAAATATTTAGCAAAGAAAAGCCAGCAATTAAAAAAATACACTGATTCTCTTAAAAAGAGAGTTGGTCAATATACTAAAGATGGCAAACTAATTAACACTTTTGATGGTGTGCGAGAAGCTGAAAGAGCAACTGGCATAAATTCAAGACAAATTAGTGCAGTTTGCTTACACAAAAAGTATAGAAAAAGTGCTGGCGGTTATCGCTGGGAATTTATTAAAAAGGTGTAGAGACTATCGAAAGAGTAAAAATCGAGTAGAGTAGACCGGAAGACAGGCTACCGGTCGAAGTGCAATGCGAGGCGAAAGCCTTAGATGATATAGTCCGACACTTGTAGTAATACAAGATTACAGAAAAGATTAACTGTAGCCACATTCTTTATCCTTACATCAAAGGCGTATCTCATAACTTTCAAAAGCATTATGATCCTAAGCAAGCTGTCAAAAACGCAAAGATACAGCAACAGCAAAGATATTATGAACGTAGTATTAGACGCCTTAAATACAAAAAAGAACTTGCTGAGAGGGATGAAGACCCTGAAAACGTTAGAAAGCTAAATCAATCAATAAGGGGTTATCAAGCTAAATTAAGAAAGATTGTAAAAGATAATGACTTCTTAGCACGTCAATATGATCGTGAACAGATAGTAAAGGAAGATTAATTAATGAAGTTAGAAAATATATTAAAAGGCAACGTAGAAAAGCCTGTTTTAAAAGGTCTATTTGAAAAATATGATAGTGAAGCTTTAAATGAAGAAATTAAAAGAACTCAGAAAGAAAACAAGCCAATGAAAGATATTTCAAGAGTGATTGTTGAAACTAATGAAGATCATCCCAAAGTATTGGCTGTTATTACTAACGATAGTTTTGAGATGGCAAGTGGTCTTCAAATTAGAGAAAAACCTGTTTATCCAGATAAATAATGAATAAATCGACCTGAGTATGTCGCTAAACTGCTTTTTTATTATGCTCTGAGCGAGGTCGTCCCTCGTATAAATTAAACGTTAGGAGAACTAAATATGGAACGTGATTTTTTTAGAAAAACAAGGCTTAAATGCTGAGCAGGTCAAGGCCGTCATGGCACAAGCTGGTAAGGAAACAAATGCCTTACGTGATGACTATGACCGTAAACTAGCTAGCTTAAACGATCAAGTAGACGGCTATAAGTCACAGATCTCAGACCGAGATAAGCAAATTAAGACCTTGGGTAGTCAAGCAAAGGATAATGAAGAGCTTAAAGCTAAAGTAGCTGAATTTGAAAAAGCTAATAAAGAAAAGGACAAAGAATGGTCCAGCAAGTTAGCTAGTCAACGCAAAGAGTTTGCTATTTCAACGGCTCTCAGTAAAGCTGGAGCACTTGAAAACAAGGCTGTCCTACCTTTTATTGACACCGATAAAGTATCACTTGATGAAAAAGGCAATTTAATTGGCTTTCAAGAACAAGTGGATGCTGCTAAACAAGATTACGGCTTTTTATTCAAACAGGACAAGCCAAAAGAAGAACCAAAGCCGGCTACTCACGTAGTTGTTTCAGGAAATGGCACGTCCGAAGTACCAAAAGATCCAGCTAATATGAGTCTTGACCAACAAACAGAAATGTTTAAGAAAGATCCACAAGGCTGGGCAAATTTATTTAGAAAGAAGTAGTAAAACATGGCAGAAACACATTTATCAGATATGATTATTCCTACTGTCTTTGGTAACTGGGTACAAAACTTATCTACCAAGACTAACAACTTAGTTAATTCCGGTATCTTGACTCCGGATTCAGATTTAGGAAATAAGCTAACACAACCAGGGACAAAGATTACTATTCCATATATCAATGACTTAGATGGAACACCCGATAACTGGACCGATGAGCAAGATATTAACGTATCAAACCTAACATCTGGCTCTCAAATTGGGATGAAGTTCTACCAAACTAAAGCCTATGGTGAAACTGAAATCTCTAGATTGCTTTCAGGTGCACCTATTCAAGAACAAATTGCTAGTCGTTTTGCCAACTTTTGGAATACTAGTGATGAGCAAATGCTTTTAGCAGTGTTAGAAGGTGCATTCCAAGTTGACGATGTGGCTAATGCTAAAATCCTTGATTTAACGTCTAAGTCACCTACAAATGCGGAATTTAGTGCAAAAGGATTTATTGCAGCACTTGGATTAATGGGAGACCAACCAGAAAATATGCTAACTGGTATTTCTGTTAACTCCGCAACTTATGCAATGATGAAAGCACAAAACTTAATTGATACTATTCAACCTTCAAATGGTGGAACTCCAATTAACACTTATAACGGAAAACAAGTAGTAATTGATGACTCTATTCCTGTAGAAAAATCTGGTAGCAATTCAACATCTGTAGCCTATTTATTTGGTACGGGAGCTGTACGTTATTCAACTTTATTAAACAGTACTCAAGTTGTAGATGAACCACTTAAGCAAGGTGGACGTGAGAGTGTAGTTCAAAAACGTGTTGGTTGTATTCATCCGGCTGGCATTTCAATTAGTCCTACGTTTGTGCCTAACAAACCTAACTTTCCAACCCCAGACGACTTCAAGAAGAAAGAAGCCTGGAGTTTGCCAAAAGATATGGACGTAAGAAACGTACGTTTAGTTGAATACAAGTTTCAAATTGATCCGTTGTTTGTACCTGCTGATACTTCAAAGCAACAAAATGCAGCATCAGCACCAAGTAGAAATAGCTAATAAGTAACAAGGGGGCTTCTAAATGGCATTGCTTAATAAGAATGAGTTTCAGAAGCTAACTGGTATTGTTCCAGATGCTGATTTTGATAAGTTAGAAAAAGCGGCTGAAAGTATGATTAATCCTTTAACAGGGATGTACTATGAACTACATTCTATTGACGAAGATACTGACATTAACCGAGTTAATTGGTTCAAAAAAGCTTTAGCTTTACAAATTCAGTATATGAGTGACATTGGAGCCTCTAGTACCTATGAGATGGCACAGAAAGACATCAAGAGCGTATCTATTGATGGTACAAGTGTTTCAACTGGTACTAGTCCAACCGATTCAGCAACTAACGGTGTTTATAATCTAGCCTTAGAATATTTGTTTTATACTGGCTTGCTTTATAGAGGTATCTCATCATGTTAAAACCGCCAAAATCAATGTGTGACCAATCAATCATAATCAAACGTAAAGTTGAAGATGATCTATACAATGAAGCTACATATGACGATGGCGTTGAAATACAGAACTGTGTGGTACATCTTAGAACAATCTACTCAGGGACTAACAATGATCGTCAAATTGTAGCTAACGGTACAGTAATGCTCTATCAAGGTATATCAGAGCCGTTTATCTCGCTATCTAAGCAAGATATTGAGAATAAAGCAAAGATTATCTATGAAGGACAAGAATACACGTTAACCAATGTTAATGAAGACTATGAGCCGTTTAGTAATAAGCTTTATCAATACAAGCTAACAATGATTTGAGGTGATAGCATGGGCATTAAAGTACATGTAGATATTGCCAAATTGGAGCAGAAACTAAACGACACTCAGCTAAGACGTGGACGGTTAGCTATGGCTAATGATGCACAACAGGCAATGGAGAAGTATGTACCTAAAAATCACGGATACTTACGTGACCATGCCAAAGTAGCAACTGATGGCTCTAGCGTTTACTATGTTGCACCTTATGCAAGGGCACAGTTCTATGGATTTATCACTAATCAATATGGTGGTCCGTTTAGGATACATAATTACACCAAGCCTGGAACATCAAGACGGTGGGACCTAAGGCTTAAGGGCAACCTTTCAGAGATGGCAATTCTTAAAAATGAATTTTTAAAGGGCGCAATGTGGCATGAGTGATATTAAGTTTGATCTACAGGAAGCTCTAGCACAATCAATTATCAAAGGCACTGAATTGCCGATCAAGATTGCATACTTAGCACCAGATAACTCTATTGGCTTAGTGCCAGAACAAGGCTCTCACAAGCTTTCAACTGATTTTAGTGGTAGAGAATACTGGGTATACAATTACGCAATTACAGAGCGTGGTAAGAGCGCTAGAGAGATTAAGGATGATCTTTTTAAGATCAGTTTATTTTTAGATGATTTACAGCCAGGAGCGGTTAAGAGCGACAATAGCAATTTTGTTTTTGACAAGATTGATGTATCTAGCGCTCCTAGTGAAACAGAACAGGATATGCAAGGAACAGTGACGTATTTATTAGACGTTGCTGTTTTTGTTTACACAAAATAAGGAGATTAGAGAATGGCTACTAATTTAGTTAAAATTAAAGGGACTGAAATCCCTACAGATGGTGCAGCGTTAAACGTTGCTAACCGCCTATATATCGACATTACAGACAATGATAATGATCTATCTGATATCACTACTGGTAAATGGGCTTGGTTAGCCCGTGGTATTAGTGAAATTACTCCATCTTGGCAAGAAAAAACGCAAAAGACGGCTTACTACGATGGAGATGGTCACGATGACACCGAAGTAACTGGTAAATCTATGCAATTGGCTGTTAAAGGTGTTCGCTACTTAGGCGATCCAGCACAAGATTACATTGACGGTAAGCAATATGCTATTGGATCAGCTGCTAAAACCCGTGTATTGTGGATCAACAATGGCATGCCTGTAGTTTCAGCATGTACCTTAACTGCAGTTACTCCAACAGGTGGTGCAGCAGACGCACAACAAAACTTTTCGCTTACTATTGCCTTTAACGGTGCACCTAAGACAACGAGCGGTAAATTAACGCTAACTGAGACTGACAAGACCCGCATTTTCACTGCAGCTGTTGACGATAAGACACCAGCAGTTCCTCCAACAGGAACGCACGATACATCAAATCAACATTAGGAGGTTAATCAATGTCAATTATTGATTTAGACAAACGAATTAAAGTAGATAACAAGGTAGATGTTAAGCTAGCCGGCAAGACGTATAAGATCTTGTTTGATGATAACTTTCAAAAGACTGTAGCTAAGTCTTCTGTTGAATTCATGAACGGTCTTAAGGCTTTAGATGATCCAAGCTGGGAAGATAAAGACATGGCTCTTCAAAAGAAAGACGTAGAGAATACTTTTAACTCTGTTAAGAATTCAGCTATTTCAGCATTGGATAAGCTATTAGGCAGCGGAGAAGGTAAACGTCTTTACAAATATTACAATTACTCAACTGATGCCTTAGGTGCTGTTTTGAATGCTTTAAATGATGAAGCGAACAAGTCGGTTGAAGTAAAGGAAAAGAAACGCAAGAAACTTAAGCACTTAGCTACTCCTACCTCAGTAAAGGGCTAGAACTATGTTAAGTCTAACTGATACGCCTTTATCAGCTATCAAGTTTGACGGAGAAACATATCAAATTAATTTAGCTTTTGACAATGTAATCAAGTATTTAGAGTTAGTAGAAGATGATAGTGAAAACAAGGAACTAGAAGCCCTTAAATTATTCTTTGGAGACCAAGAAATACCTTTAGATCCCGATTTTATAGAAAGTAGCTTCAAGTTAATTAATGAAACTATTACTAAATCAGCATATCAAGGTGACTCTTCAAAGGATTGGAGCATGAATATAGCACCACAGCATATTTACTCATATGAGCAAGACGCGGACGCTATTTACTCGTCCTTTATGATGCAATATCACATAGATCTACTTAAAGAGCGCGGAAAAATGCACTGGTGTGTATTCCGTGCTCTTTTTGATGGCCTGAGTGAAGATACACCAATCCAAAGAATAATTGAACTAAGACAGAAGAATTTAACCGATGTACCAGATGAACAGCGAGGCAAAGTAATGCAACTTCAACAGTATTACGCTTTGAAGTTAAAGAAACCTAAGACCGAGGAAGATGTCTTTAACAATAGTTCTTTATCATCTGCCTTTGCTTCCTTAATGAACACAGCGAAAGGAGGTTAATAAATGGCTGATGGAAAGATAACTATTGATATAGACATCCCCGTTGATAAGGTTAAAACCGATGCACAGTTAATAGATCAGATCTTAAATTCACTTGGTAGGGATGCAGGTAAAGAGCTAGATAGTAGCTTTGAAGAGTCGACTGATAAGGTTAAGCAAAAGGCTGATGAAACTAGCAAGGACGTTGACGAAAAGCTTAGCAAGCCTGTTGATATTAAAGCAGACTTAGATAATAAAGATGTTCAGGAAAAGACTAATCAAACTAAGCGTGATCTTGATTCTGTTCCAAAAGAAACCAGGACTGAACAGAAAGCCGATAATAAGGATGCTGTAGAAAAGGCAAGACAAGCTAAGGAAGAGATTGACAAAGTACCCGATAAAAAGAACAGTAAGCTTGATAGTACTGATAACACTAAGAAAGCTACTGACAGTGCTAGTCGTAATGCTGACAATGCAGGGAAGCATTTTTCTAAGCTACATGAGATCATTAAAGGTACTTTCATTGGTAACTTTGCTGCTAATGCTGCTCAGACCGCTTTAGGAACTATTAAAAACGCAATTGGTGGACTGATTACCGAGGGCACTCACTACAATAGATTGCAACAAGATATGCTTGCTCAATGGACAACCTTAACTGGTTCAGCCGGCAAAGGTAAGGAACTAGTAAAAGAGACTAATGACCTAGCTATTGCAGCACAAAACAGCGTGGAGATGGTTAATGATTTAAACCAAAAATTTTATGCTGTTACTAACTCGTCCAGCAAGACAAGAGATTTATCTAAAGCTGTACTTACCTTGCAAGATGCTTTCGGACAAAGCGATGACGCTGTAAAGAACTTCGCTATGCAGTGGTCACAAATGATTGGTAACGGTAAGGCTAACGCGCAAGACATGATGTCTATCCAGAATGTATTCCCTAAGTTCATGGAAGAACTGGTTGAATATGAGCGTAAGGTTACTCACAACAGCAAGTTAACTACCGCGCAAGTTCGTGACATGATGTCTAACGGTAAGATATCAGCTGATGCAATGAATACTGTCCTGATAGGGATGGGTAAGAAGTATAAGAATGCAACAGACAATTTCTCTCAAACTATGGACGGTATGGAACGTACTATTCATGCACGTATTCCTGTTTTAGCTGGCGCTATTGTCAAACCATTCCAAGATCTTAAAAATCCATTGCTTGGTAAGATGAGCAATTGGATTGCTTCTAGTGGTGCTGAAAAGAGTTTTGAAAACTTCGGTAAGTCGATTGCTGGGATTATGAACGGTTTGATGACTGTTGTTGGAACCTTTGCAATGTCTTTCAGGGCTAATATAGCTGGTGCTTTCCAAGGGTCACATTTAGGCGACATAAGTAATTCATTTAGAGATATTGGCAAGGCTGTTACTCCAGCACTCCAAGCGATAGCTGGTTTTGTTGGTGTAATTAGTGCCAATATTTTTAACGTATTTGCTAACCTCCTCAGTGGTATTGTTGAAGGTTTTAGGAATATCGGAAAACAACGATCTTCCCTTGATTTTTCAGGAGTAGCAAAGATCTTTCAAAGTCTAAGCCAATCCATTAACGCTGTGATGGTTTACTTACGACCTCTTATTAAAGAGTTTGGAGAATTTATTGGTATCTTTGCCAAAGGCGCTTTTGAAGGTATTGTAACCGTCTTTCAAGACATTAGTAACGCTATTGGCAAAGTTACCTCTAAAGTAGCTGAAATGCTCCCTTATATGGATGACACTAGTAAAGCTGTAGGTGGAGTTGCCAAACATAGAGCAGTAATTGAAAGACTGGGTAAAGTATTCGGTGGACTCGTAACCACTGTTCTTGCTGGCAAAGGTACTTATAAAGTGTTAAAGACAATGAGTTCTGGAATTGGAGCTATTGGAAAAACAGCGGGCGGTCTTGGTAAAACAATGAGCGCTTTAAAGAATGGTAAAGGTGTAGTTGAAGCTACCGCTAAGACTTTTCCAACGCTGAGCAAAGCTATAAAAGGTGTTAAAGATGCCTGGGATTTACTTAGAATAGCTTTTATGGTTAATCCATTTATGATGACCGTAGCAGTTATTGCAACGCTTGGTTTAGCTTTCTACGAAGCATACAAGCATATCAAACCTTTTAGAGAATGGGTTAATAAAGCAGCTGATACCGTACATAAATCCTTTGACGGCATGGTGCGGAATGTACAAGCTTTTAACAAGTCGTTTGTAAATGGATTAAAAGTAGTAATTGATTGGGTCAAAAAGAATTGGACAACTTTACTTAGGATGCTTGTTGATCCAATAGGCGGTGGCCTAAAGCTTCTCTATGACAACAATCCTAAATTCAAAAAATGGGTTGATGATTTAGGGAAGAATCTTTCTAACGGCTGGTCTTCAATCAAGAAAAACACATCTAAATTCTTTACTGATTTACCTAAAAACATCTCTAAAGGGATGAAAGCAGCTATTGACTGGATCAAGAAGAACTGGTCCGGCTTAACACTTCTGATGGTTGCACCAATTGCCGGCGCAATTAAGTTGCTATATGACAACAATCCTAAGTTTAAGAAGTGGGTCGACAGTCTAGGCCAGAACCTCAAAAAAGGCTTTGATGGCATGCTTAAAAACAGTCACAACTTTTTTAAAGGTTTGTGGACTGGTATTGGTAACTGGGGTAAGCAAGTATCTAAGAACTGGGGCAACTTTATTAAAGGGCTAAGTGAGAATAGATATGTAAAGGCTTTTAAGAAAGGTAATCTATTCGGCACTCTCTTTAAAGATGCTCAGTCCAGAATGAAAGACTTTGGCAAGAAGTGGGACAAGGCTTGGAAGAATAATAAAAAAGCACTTGCTGACTCATTCAGCAATATGCAGAGCAACATAAACAAGTGGGGCACTAATACTCACAAGTGGTACGACAAGTTCAACAAGCAGTTCAAAAAGAAGTGGGATAACGGTTGGAAGAACAACAAGCAAGCTCTTATTGATTCTTTTGATCGCATGAAACAAAATACCAGCAATTGGGGTAACAATATCCATAAATGGTATGACAATTTCAATAAAAACTTTAGCAAGAACTGGAATCGTAGCTGGTCTGACACTAGAAAGAATCTAAGTACCGCCTGGTCTAAAATGCAGGACAGAACCTCACGTTTTGGTTCTGATATGCAGAACTGGTTAAATAACTTTGGTCCTAATTTTAAAGCTGGCTGGAAGAGCTTGTCTAAAGGCGTTCAGAATATCTTTGGCGATATGTGGGACGCGATGAAGAAACTAGGCAAGGACGCGATGGGTGGCTTAATTGATATCGTTAATGGTGGTATTAGTGGTATCAACACGGTTATCTATGCTTTTGGTGGTAAAGGCGACACGATTAAGAAGATCCCTAAGAAATTCGCTAGTGGTACTGGCGCATTTAATGGGCCTAGACGTGCAATCACTGAACCTACTTTAGCAATGGTTAATGATGGCTTTGACAGTCCTGAAACTGGCAATAAAGAAGCTTTATTTAGACCGGCTACTGGCGAATTTGGTGTTTTCCAAGGCAGAAATACTACAACTATGTTGATGCCTGGTGATGAGATACTCAATGCGTCTGAGACCGCTATGATTATGCAAGGCATGGGCATTACTCACTTTGCGAAAGGTACTGGCTGGCTAGGCAATATAACCAATTCAGTAGGTAGTTTCTTTGGAGGTATTGGTAGTTGGGTAAAAGATAAAGTTGATGATTTAAAGAAATACTTTGACTTAGCTAAGAAGATTATTTCAAATCCAACTCAATACGTTGAGAGTATCTTCAACTTCAAAGGCTTTAACAGTGGGCAACGCTCAATGAAAGCATTAGCTAGTGGCTTATTCGATCAAGCCAATAAAAATGTTCAAAGTTTTTGGAAAACGTTGTGGAACATGGTATCTGGTCAGTTCAATGGAGGCGCAGCTAATTCAGATTTATTAGCAGCTGCACAAAAATATGGTTCTGTCCACCCTTATGTATGGGGTGCTAAAGGTGCAGATGCTTTTGACTGTTCCGGATTAGTTCAATATGCTGTTGAACATGCTTTTCATAAATCATTCCCGGCTGGATCAAGTGCACAATATGCTGCAACACAGAGCGTAGATAATCCCCAACCAGGTGACTTAGTATTCTTTGGTGCAGGTGGTGCAAATCACGTTGGTATTTATGCCGGCGGAGATAATTACTATTCTGCTCAAAGTCCAAGCGCCAGCCCTAATATTGGTATGGGCAAGATTTCAGCAGTACATGAAGGACCTGTGTCTTATAGACGTATTCCTGGTATCAATGCATTAGGTAAGTCTGGTGACAACGTCAAGGCAAATAGTGGACTTGAAAAGTGGATCAAGAAAACTATTGCTCCTGGATTCTGGAAGTTCATTGACAAGCTGAACAGTTTATTCAATGTTTCAATTGGTTCAGGTGGTCCAAATTCAGCACCTACTGGAGATCATAAGCATTGGCTAAAGCAAGCGGGTATTCCTGAAAATTGGTTTAATGGCTTAAACAGCATTATCCAACAAGAGTCCGGCTGGCGCGTTAATGCAACCAATCCAAGTTCTGGAGCTTATGGTATTCCGCAATCACTACCAGGAAACAAAATGGCTTCTGCAGGTAGTGACTGGAGAACTAACCCTATAACACAATTGAAGTGGATGTATTCTTACATTAAAGAACGGTATGGAAGTCTACAGAACGCTTTGTCATTTAGAGCTGCTCATGGTTGGTACGGCAACGGTGGAGAATTTGACAGTCCAAAAGTTATTGGTGTTGGTGAAGATGGTCCAGAGTTCGTAATAAACCCACAGAAGTCGACTGCTGACCACTTAATTGATAAAGCTATTTTGCAACGTGCTAAAGTTGCTCCTGAAAGTCCGACAGCTTCATTAGCTCGGATTATGGATCAAGTGAAATATAGTTCAGTTGCCGGTTATGGAACGCCGGATAGTAGCACTATAGCTAGCCAGAACATTATTAAGCTTGATGATAAACGTCAAAAAATTGATGGTGATACAGTGATTAAGTTCATTGTTTCTGATAAAGAAATGGCGAGAGCTACTTATCCAACTATTAAGATGTTACAAGCACATGACATCACTATTAAGCAACAGGGAGGTGCTATACCAGTTGTCTAGTGTATTTGTTAAGAGATTAGACGGAACAGAGTATGATCTTGATAAATTAGGCTTTAGAGTCATTACATTTGAACCGCCAGGTATTAACTACACTCATACCTATGTTCAGCAAAGTAAGATTGGTCAAGTACTAACAGATGCAGTTATTGATAAAATGACCATTCCTCTAACGTTAATGATCCAAGCAGAAGATACAGTTGACTTAGAACTTAAAAGGCTTGACTTAAAGCGTATCTTTAACAGCGATGAACCTTTTTACGTTTACACTAGCCGTATTCCTTATTTACGCTGGAAATGCGTTGTTGATGGGGCTATTTCATACCCACAAATAGAAAATTTCTGGCAAGCTACAGCAACCATTAATTTGAGCTGTCCGTTGGGACTTGCTGAAACAGTAACAACTACTGCAGATAGTGATTTTAGTTATGAGAGTGGTAAGTGGGGCTTGGGTCTTAATATTCCACATGGCGTGGAGCTGAAATATGTTTTTAATTCAAGTCCCTGCAGAGTTTATAATGCTTCTAACATCGATTTGAAAGCTGACGAGTTACCCGTAGAGATCACTTTTAACGGCAACGTTAAAGATGGTTTGACTATCACTAATAGCACCACAAGCCAAGTCTTTAAACTAAACGGGAGCTACAGCAAACAAGACACGATTGTGATTGATGGTATTGTTCCCACCGTAAATGGCACAGAACAATATTCTAAGACCAATCATGCTTATCTTGATTTCGTTAAAGGCTGGAATAATTTAAGTGTTGATGGAGCTACTGACTATATAATTCGGTTCAACACCCGATTTTATTACTAAGGAGATGATATTACTTGATATCAATTAAGAATGTTGCTGGTAAAGTAGCAATCGTTAAAGGACAAGATGTTCAAGTAACCTCAACTCTCGGTAGTTTAGACACAATGAGTTTTAACTTCTATAACCTACATAGTGATGAAAAGATTGGCGAAGTACTAGCACCCTTTAGCATTGTGAGTGTTCCTGAAACTGGTGAAGATTATGAGGTACAGACTTATAACACCGATGACGTAGGTAATTACATGCAATATAGTGTGAGTGCAATACAAATAGCCAAAATGTTCCACTATCACTACATCAAGGATAAAATTGGGGTTGAAACTACTACATCAAAAGATGACAGTGGGAGTACTGATACTTCAACAACATCTAAACCGGTCAAGTTAAAGGACGCTTTAAGCTTTCTTTTTAAAGGGTCTGGCTTTGATGTAGAGCTTGATAAAGACCTTAACCCAAACTCTGTCAAAACGTTTGATGATGGCTTAGGCGGTGGATATGCTGACGAGTTGCTACAGACTGCAGCTAATGGCTATAGCTTTGAGTACTATTGGAAAAATAGAACTTGCTATGTAGCAAAAGAGATTGGTAGTAAAGATAAGTTTGTGTTTGTCGATAATGTGAACTGTAATAAGATATCAGTTCAAGAAGACGACACAGCAATAACCACTAGAGCTACTGGCACGATTAACGTAACTAAGCAAAATGGAGATAATTCAAGTGTAAACACGTTGACCTCAACCTATGTTTCACCGCTAGTTAAAGAAAAAGGCTGGCCGATTATTGACGCCACGCCTTATACAGAAGATTTTACCGATGATGGAAAGTCATTTGTGATGAGTCAGAAGTTACTTGATGATAAGGTTAAAAAGCTAGTCCATGATTATCCTAGTATTCAATACACTGTAGATGGTGCGAACTTTAAAAAGTTTGCTCGATACTTACATGATGTGCAAGTTGGCGATTATGGTTACCTAAGGACAAGGCAAGGAATTGACGTTGAAACTAGAGTCCAATCAATTACTTCTTATCCTCAAGATGATAGCAAAGGTAATACGATTACGTTTGGTAATTTAGCTTTTAACTTAATCGACTATCTGACGTATCAGCACAATCAAGAAAACAAGTATCGAGAATGGTATAGCAGTATGAGCCTTAAGATGGATAATCTGGCCGACATAGTGCATAAAGCTAATGCAGGCTTGGATAAATTCACAACCACCTGGGGAGAAAGCCAACTAGAAAATACGCAAAGCATTGAAAAGCTACAGCAGGAATTGCAGCAGCTTTTAGAAAGTCAAAAAGATAAGGATAAAGATCCAACTGATAAAGGCAATAATGAAAATGATGATAATAGTACTAAACAGTCCACTTAGGGCTGTTTTTTATTGCGAAGGAAGTGAGTAGATGGCTAATGTTTTTGAGCAAGAGGGATCACCAACACAAGATTCCTCTTTTAGAGAGCACTTGAATAAAAACTGGGAGGCTGGCAATCGAAAGTTTGCTGAACTTGAGGGTAAAGTTCAGAGTACGGAACAGAAGTGTGATGATGTTCTCGGTGACCAAGATAGTAATGCCAAAGACAAGAAAGAAAAGGAAACCAGGATTAAGAAGTTAGAAGACCAAGTAGCCAAACTAAGTTTGGCCGTCTTTGGCGATGGTGCTACAGCAGTTCATACAATTAGTTCTAGTGAAGACAATCATAGTCAAATAGCTGAGGAGGTGAAACTTGACTAATGAGTAATATTCCAACAATTAACAATAACGGGCAACCGTATTACTTCCCTGCTGACGTTGCTAAAGAAGGCGAAGGCTATGTAAGACTTAGCAACTTCTTTAAAGTACGAGTTAATGATAACGGCAAAGTTCTTCCTTTTAAATGGTATGACCAAGGACGAGTAATGAATGTTCATGGCTTTATTCCATTTATTCAAGGCGCAGTAGGTAAGCACTACGAAGATCCTGATACCAACGAGATTATCATGGCTCCAGATGCCCTTTACCGTGAGTGGCAAGGCTCAATGGAAAATGCACATGATGGCGGAGTGATGGATTACATCTTAGAAGATCAAATGTTTCCTCAAGAAGGTATTTTTAAAGGACATTTTGGCTTAAAAGATGGTAATGGCAATGTCTTAACCAGTGTAAACATCGTGTTCGAAGTGCTAGGAAATGATCTTAGAATTGGTAACACTTATAAGTATTACAGTTTGCAGCTTGATAGCTTAGAACGTGAATATCAAGTTAAAACAGATCAAATGGTTGCTGATGGTACTCAGAAAGTAAATCAATTAATAGTTACAACCAAGAACAACATTGATACTTCACTTCAAACTTCAAGAGAAACCTTAGACGCTTTAAATGGAGAAATTAAAGCTAACCGTGCAGAGCAAGCTAATATTTCTCAACATTTAGCAGGCACGCAACAACAGATTGCTAACTATGACATTGTAACCAGACCTGAATTTCAAACGGGTATGGATACGATGAATAATGCGATAAATGACCGTCTATCTCAGATGAAGACTAATCCGATTGCAGTTGCTAACGCCGGAGAGTTAACTACCAACTATCCTAATGGTGCAGACGGTATCTTCATTACTGCTGATACTGGTCACAAGTGGGTATACCTTTATGGAGCATGGAAAGATTGCGGAGAATATCAAGCTATCGGCATTGAAAACTCTGAATTAGCACCTCTTAAGGAAGACTTGATAAAGCAAGAAGGACAAATAAATCAAAATACTAATGATATTAGCCTTAACTCTTTAGGAATTAAAAAGAATAGCGTTGATATCCAGAACCTAGAGGGTGCTGGTCACTTGATGGATATCTTGCTAGTTGATGACTTTGGTAACCATATCACAGATGATTACGGTAATCGTATTGGTGGCTATAAGTGGCTACCGTTGACTGATGTCACTCTTACGCAAACTGGACTACCAGCCGATGGTCAAGCAGTCGGGGAAGCAATCAAGAATGCTACTGCCTTTAAACCTGAAAAGTATGGTTTACCAGTGTTGTATCTATGGGGGGACAATATTCTATCTCTTAAAGATAAATCCAAGACTTTAAAGAACGAGGTTACTTATAGTTTTCCGGCTTATAGAGTATCTGGGACTGTAGAGAAGTTTAAAGTACAGGGATCCTCTAGTGTGGCTTGGCCTAAAAAGAATTATACTTTGAACCTTGACACGAGTTTTGAAGGTATTAGTGGATACGGCAAAAATCATAAGTATGTAATCAAGGCTAATTATGCAGATCCTTCGCAAGCGTTAAACGTGGTTGGCGCTAGATTATGGGGAAGTATCAGAGATACGCATAAGCATGCTGATACAGGAATTATCAACATTAACGGTGATCAATTAGTAGATAGCAAAGGTAATCGCATAGTTGCAGAAACCGATCCACAATTATCAATTGGTGGCACTTATGGAGCGGTAGATGGTTTTCCAATTGCTGTTTATATCAACGATCAATACTGGGGGCTTTATTCATTCAGCATTCCTAAGGATGACTGGATGGCTAAGATGCCTAAGAAGTCTGAGCATAAATATGCAATTATTGATACTATTTGGTCGCCACAAGGTGCTTTCTTAAAAGAAACTAACTTGAAAGATGACAAAATGGAATTGCAATTCTGCAGTACCAAGGACACAACCTGGGCTAAGGATTCAGTAAATGAGTTAATCAGAGCTGTATTGGCTAACTATGATACAGTAGATGCTTTTAACAAAGCAGTTAGTCCATTACTTGATATAGATAGTGCCATTGACTACTACATCTTTTCAGTTTTAGTTGATAATGATGATGGCATTTTCAGAAACTACTTGCTACAAACATTTGATGGCAAAAAGTGGTACATTGCAGCATATGATTTGGATTCAATCTTTGGGCGAACACCAGACTTTTGGGAACATCTACGCGCTAAGTCGGATACAAACGATTGGCGAGACCATGGCGTAACGTTCGAGAATGTAACCAATGCTAACCGACTGATGTATCAGCTATGGAAGTTCTATAAGGAGGAGATCTTACAACGTACTAAGGCTTTGATTGATGGCGTCATGTCAGATTCAGCCGTAGATACAGCTTTTGTTGATTATGTAAGACATATTCCACTTACTGCTTTTAATACAGAACTTGAACGCTGGCCTGGTATGCAAAATACATCAGTTGATAATATAAACCGTATTGGCAGATGGTACATGCAGCGTATAGCATGGTTGAAAAACAAATATTTTAATAACTAATAAAGGAGAAAATTATTATGGCAGATATTAAATTTATGGATTTATCAGAAAACGGTAACCCAGCAACTACAGACAGTGTATTAATTGGCAACTCACAAGATGGATTAAAGCGCACAACTTTAGGCACTATTGGGAATATGTTTGCAGTGCATGGTGTGTTGCATTTTGAAGAGGTATCAGTATTAACTGCAACTAATTCAAGTCAAATAACGGATCCCAATGTTGTAGTTGGATTATCGTATGATATTACAGCTCCAACAGTCCCAGGCTATACTTTCAAATGCTGGATTGGTTCTCAAACTAATGGATTCACGAGTATTAATTACGTCGTTAATAAGCTTAATGTGAAAACGCAAGTTTGGACCAAATCAGTTGGTAGTGATTTTACTGCTTCCAGTAACTCGATTTCAGCAACTGCTTTATACATCAAGGACGAATTAGCCTAGTGTTTTTAAAGTCGCCTAAGAAATAAACAGTACGCAAGGGCGGCTATTAAAGGTGATAAAAATGCTAAAGAATTATCAAAAAATCAGATCCGATCCACTTAAGTTAGTTTTGACAATTTTACAAGCTTTGATTTCGCTTGGGATTACTGGAATTGGGCTATTTCTATATAGCGATCAGCATTACTTCTTTTGGCCACCAGACTGGTCAAATGTTGAGAACGACATTCGAATTGACACTTTTATAGTACTAGTTGGGCTAGTGCTTTTTTTATGCACAATTTTTGGTTTAAGGAACCGCAAGATTATAGCAATTCTACTAGTTTGCTCTGGCGCTATAAGCCTATCAATGGCTACCTTGTCACTGCTTCATGTAGTCATGTCTAGTTACTGGGTTATGGGGCTTAATGTTATTGGAGAGTTAATTTTGTTTAGCTTAGTTCTATTAGTGGCTCATTACTTATAGGAGGTGGGGCGCTTGCAAGACTTAAGCAATCTGTTACTGGCGATCTCAGCCTTAATTGGTTCGATATCTGCCTTTTATCAGATCATCGCAAAAACCAAGCACAACGCTCCACCAGACAAGTCAGATATGAGTGTTGACGATATTCAAAATAAAATTAAGAAGTTACAGAAGAAACTTAAGGAGGACAAACATGATTAAGAAGCTAGAAAAAGAATTGAAAGAGTTAAATACCAAGCGTAATAAGTTATCCAAATTTTTATCAAAGCAAAACAAAAAGACCTTGTCAGCTAACCAATTGTCACTATTACAAGAACAAAAGCAAGCAATGGGTAAGTATGCAAAAGTCTTAAAGCTACGCATTAAGGATTTAAAGGAGACTAAATAATGAATTTCAACCAATTATTAGAAACAGCAATTGTCGTTTTATCAGTTGCAGCGGTTTTTATTGCTTCTATTTATAGTAAGCACAAAATTGAGATTGATAGAAAAGCAGCACAGGGTGACTTACTTGCTAAGTCTGAGCAACTTGCAGCTCGTTCTGTAACTCCCCTTGTCTATCAGGCCGAGAAGAGGGGAGGGAGTGGCGAAGATAAGTTAGAATTCGTAATCAATACTCTCAATATTCTTTTAACTATGGCTCACTTGCCAAGTCTACCAACAAGCTTCTTAAAGGGGCTAGCTGAAAAGGCTGTGACTGCTATGAAACAAGCACAATCAATTGCAGATACAGTGGATAAGCCTAAGACGACCATTGTTGGCGAGTTAAAGGAAGTTAAGAAGTAGGAGGTAACTATGAAAGTTGTAAAAAGAAGTTATGGTGTAGATGTATCTAGCTATCAAGATAATAATGCAGCTAATTATTCTGGTGCTAAGTTTGCAATTGTCAAAGTATCGGAAGGCTTAGACTATCGTAACCCTAAAGCTGGTAGTCAAGTATCTACCGCAAAAACTAATGGTATATTGCCAATGGCTTATCACTATGGAAGATTTAGTAGCAATAGTAACGTAGCCGTTCAGGAAGGTAATTATGCAGTTAACTCAGCTAAAGCAGCTGGACTTAATGTAGGTTCTTACTTAGCATTAGATTATGAACAAGGTAGTGGTAATGAAACTGGTGGAGATGCTGGTGCTAATACTACTGCAATCCTAGCTTTCTTAGATACGATCGTAAGTGCTGGTTACCAACCATTGTTGTACTCAGGTGCTGCATTACTTAAGTCTAAGATTGATACTGGTAAGGTATTAGCAAAATATCCAAATTGCTTATGGGTAGCGTCTTATCCTGTATCTGGTGCAACAAGTGAGGCAAACTTCGGTTACTTTCCATCAATGGACGGAGTAGCAATCTGGCAATTTACCGATAATTGGCGTGGTTTAGGCGTTGACGGTAACATCAGCTTGGTTGATCTTAAGACTGACGGTAAGCCAGTAGACCAACCATCTAAACCAACTATTAAGCAATCAACACCGCAATCTTGGGTTGATGATATTGGTGATACTTGGTACAAGGAAGAAGGTAAGTTCTATCCCAACGGTACTATCAACATCAGATACGGCGCTAGAACTACCAGCGATATTATTGGTACAGTAACCAAAGGCGATTGCGTTAAGTATGATGCTTACAGTCGTCATGGTGGCTATGTCTGGATTAGACAGCCAAGAGCTAACGGAGAATACGGCTTCTTAGTTTGTCGTCAAGGTAACGATCCATGGGGGACATTTAAATAGTATGATATAATTTTTATATCAGCCGAGTGAGGCTTGATAAGTTCCTTTGAAGTTTCTGTGCTTATCAGTATTAATGAAACGAATTAAAACATGTTTTAAAAGCCACTCTGGAGCAGTTTTGTTCTGGAGTGGCTTTTTTGCGTATCACAATTTATATAGTTTGTAAACATATTCAGCAAATACTAATTAAATTCGCGGGAACTTTTCGGGAACTTTTTTGCTTGAAACTTGCAATTTTTTTGTACTAGTTTTACAACTATTTGTATTTAGCGAAAGCTTTACGTATCAATGAAATCATTGATATTTAGGGAGAGTCTCTTATACCTATCATTAAAATTATTG